CATCTCCAACTACTACATTTCGTATAGTATAGGAAACTTGTTTGTCTACATCTATTTTTACAAATTCATCGTGATTTGGGTCGTGGGCTTCAGTCTGTGCATTATGTTGTATTCTATATCCTGCTAAGTGTTCGTATACATCAGTTAAACTATTACCATCGCTATCTGTTCTAGTAGAAGTAGGATGAGTCCAAGATAATAAAATATCATAACCAGATACTCCTGCATCTAATGTTACATTGTCTCCACCACTAGGTACTATAGACGCTGTTAGATTTTGAGGTACTGGTACTTCTTCTGACCTTTTTGGTTTTCTTAATTCTGCTGGAAGTTCTGGTATTTCATATCCTCTATCTACTGCATTGAACTTTTTAACATTGTATTCAGCAGCATTAATATCGAAAGTCATTTCATCACTATTTTCTTTTAATGAAGTAATAATATATTGTTTTATGTTCCCAGTTACCTCTACACCTTTATCTGTTTCTCCAGATATAGCATAGATAACTTCTCCATTCGGTACAGAACTAAATGCGCTTGATACAGTTATTGAAGTTGAATTAAAAGAACTTATTGGTTGTGTTTCTACTCTAACATCTTCTGAGTAATACATCTGTACCAAAGCACCTGCATCATCTTTAACGTTTCTTGCTTTTTCTTCATTATCAATAGCACCTCCCGCTTCATCAACTAGTACTAAATCTCCCTCTCTATAAACAACTGAATTAATAGTTGCTGTCTGTTGAGTTAAGTATGCACCACCGCTAGGATATATTAAATGTAATTCGTAACTATTGTTTGAGTTTAAAGTACTTGATAAATCTCTATCAGTTCTTATGACTGTAGTGGTTGAAGCTTGTGCAGTTGTAACTCTACCACTTAGTTGAGTATTTGTTTCATCTGCGTCTTGAATATTAATAATATCACCAGGTCTTAGAACTGCTCCTGCATTTATTCCTGTTTTAAAACTTACAACTTCTCTTTCTAATCTTTCTGTAAATAGATGCCATTTACCATATCTATGCGCTTGTCCTTGTGATGTACAGCCAAATGCTGTAACTGTTTTTCTAGTTATTCTTCCTGATTTTTGTATTTCGTCAATGTCTTCTACAACTTCTACTGCTTGTTTATAACTATCTTCTGGGTCATTCCATGCGACTCTTATTTGATTATGCTTAAATCTTCCTGCTGTTCCTGAGTACCCAAACTCTCCACCTATAACGTTACCTTTTGTAAAGGTATAAACTGCACCTTTTTGAATATTGGAACCTAAAGTGACTTGTCCATTATACCAAATAAGCATACTTCTAATGACAGTTGCAAATTGTTTTAAGGTCTTTAGTGCGTCTTGATTTTTTGATATATAAGTATTACAAGTAAATCTTGGCTCACTTCCACCTTTTCCATCTGGAACTAATTCATCACAATATTTTGCAATCTGGAACATAGTCCATTTATCAATTTGTGAAAAGGTACCATTTGGGTCTAAATAGTTTCCTAACCCATATCTTGGATTAGTGAGCATGTCCATAAATATCCATATTGGGTTATCTGTAAATACTGGTTCGTAGTTTGCTTGGTCAGCTGCTTGTGTTAAATTATTAAACTCTTTTCTATCCCCTCTAAAATTACCATCCCAATCTACATATGCTCCTGTATCTGCTCCTGTAGTAACATTTCTTGTGTAAGTTGCAACTGACCGTCTTACTCCTGCTGCGGTAGGCTCAAATTTTGGGAAATAGTTAGTAGGTACTTTTACCTTCATTCCAAATATTTCATATCCTCTTTTTGGTATTTGAGAAAAATCTTCTGCATCTACTACCACTGCTCCATAAGCAGTATAAGGATATCTTAATTTATCTGTAATAATATTTTCAATGGATTTTAATGCAGAAGCATTAGTTTGTTGCCATGAATTTTCTTTTTGATTTACTGGCGAAAGTCTTTGAACTTTTATTCTGTAAGCATCATAAGGTTGGTATTCTTCTGTATTAATAAGGTAAGTATAGCTAAACGCTTCTTTTGATTTGTCTGTTATAACTCCTGCTTGAGAATCTTTAGTTCTAGTATTTCTATGATAGCTGGTTGTTGATGTTGCAATAGTTGGTCTGCCTACTACTAAGGCGTCTTTATAGGTGCTTCCTCCATCTCTTGAGTAACCAAAGTATATTCTATGTTCTGCAAAGCCTGGACCTAATTTACCATTTTCTTTTTGTGAAATTAATCCTTGTGGAAAAGCCATATTTACTTTGACTGCGTCTACTTCACTAGGATTACCTACTGACATATTTGTTGATGTTTTAATTACTTCATTCGCAGTAGCGTTGGTTGTTGGTTGGTTTAAGCCAAAAGCACTATTTGTTGGATAACCAGTATTTTGTACTTGATCTAATACGGCATTGACATTATGTGCCTGAGAAGCACTTCCTATTCCTGCTGGAGTAGGTAAATATGGTTGGTCTCTTTCTCCTGTTCTGAAAGCAAATCCAAAATTATTATAATTATATTGAGGAGTTTCATTTGATGCTTTTATTGGACTGGATAGTATAGCGATAGTATTTGCTGTATCAATACCTCCACCAGCTGTTAAAGTTGCTCTATTATTACCAGCATCATAACTTGCTACTTTATCGACTAAGTCTAAATATAAACTTGTATTTGATTTTGTTTGTGCAGGTGCTAAGTCTACTCTTACTGCGGATGTATTTATAAATTCTGTAATTTTTGTAGCGAGCTGTGTACCGTTTGGTCCTGCTCCATCTATTCTTAAATAAGCAGGAACTACGTGAGCTGTAGCATCATATACATCATCACTTGCAAATGCCATAATAGAAGTATCAGTTCTAATGATATTATTTCCTGCTATAGTGTCCCCTGCATTAATACCTTTTTTGGCTGCTCCTACTATTTGAATTTCTCTTGTACCGTCTGTAGTTAAAGAATATGAAAAAATTGAAGGACTATTATTATCTACTACTATCTTAGTACTGGCGGTATATCCTGAATCTACTGACCTTTGTGGTGAAAAAGTATTACTATTATTTGCTCCAATTACAGGATTGTCATTGAGTCTTATACTTGCTGCTCCATTTACTAATCCTTCTATCGGGCCTTCTGATAGTGCATCATATATTACGGCTGTTTGAGCTGTTGATTTTCCTCTAGTTACATATGCCATTATGCTAACACCGTATGCTTAGTCCAATCAATATTGGTACCCCCGCCTTCGCCAGTAGCTGTGCCACCATATGATCCTGTGCCTGTGGTTCCTTCTGAAGGTTTTGATATAAATCTATATCCCATTTGACCTTTTATTCTGCTTTGTGTAAATCCAAAATTAGTAACTGCTCCTCCTACTTCCATTTTTCCATAGCAGATTGGTACAGGTACTCCCATTTTTGTTGTGTTTATTGGACCGTTGAATAATGAACTCTTTTCTTCTTTTAACTCATCGGGGTCATCCATTGTTAGTTCTATAATACCTGTTAAGGCTAATTGCATACCTGTGCTAAATAGAGCTGCACCTACAAATTTCATCATATCACTCGCACCTTTGGCTCCTCCTATCATAAAACCTATGTATATAAGAATAGCTCCTACAATTATTTTTAAAATACTACTTTTCTTACTACCATTAGGAACTGGAGTAATAATTAAATCATCTTTACCTAAATTATCTCCAATATTATCATAGTCCATAAAGTCTTCTCCTTTTTGAACAGTAAATTGAACATCAGAATCAGTACATTCTAGTAAATATCTTCTAACTCCTCCTTTCATACAGTCGAGAGCATGCATTGCCTCTTGGACAGTTTCGCAGTTAAGTCTATGAGTCTCTCCAAAGAGTTGTCCCATTCTTCCCATTAAGTGTATTGTTCTAGTCATAATTTGGTTCCAAAATATAGTGGTCTTTGTCGGGATACGATACGATTAAATATGGTATACCAACGGCGTTACAATTATCTATGTCATGTTGACTCGGTTTACAATCTTCATCGTAGTGACTATGGACTACAAATATTATTTTCGAATTGAGTTGATATGTAACGAAAGTTTTTGCGTCCATTTCAAATCTATCTTTTTCTTCTGAAATATTTTCGAGAGGAATATAAATTTTATTGTTATTTTCCTCTACAACAAGTCCACAACATTCTCTAGGTGCGCATTGCTCAGCGTGATGAAATATAGAATCCATCACGAGAAGGCTCTTGCTCCTGGAAATCCTCCAAACGGGAGTTCTACGTTTGTATTTGTAGCATTTTTCCCTGTACTTGTTGCTGTGCCCGAGCTGATTGGATTAAATCCGAATCTTTTCTTACATCCTGTAGTAGTCTTACTACATCCATCTCCTCTTTCCCAATAAGTTCCATGTCCAGGAGCTTGGTCATCACTTGGAGCTCTTGCTTTCCATAGTAATGTTTTACCATTTGTAGATGAAGTAGCCACATTGTCTGTAAATTTTACATAACTGTTATCTCTATCATCTAAAAAGCTAAAGTATTCTGTACCATGAGAATATGTTGAGTATACTCTGATTCTCTTAAAGTTAGAATTACTATCTCCTGGTGTGCCTGGTGAGCTTGTAGATTTTACAGCTTGCCAGTAGTCATTTAGAGATACGCTTGAATTGCTACCATCTGCATTAAACCTTGTGGTTGTTTTAGTAGTCTTGTAATAATTATTTATAGTAATAGCACCGCTAGAATAAGTTGTAAAAGTAGTTGTACTTGGTATTACATACTCATCATCTTGATTTACATAAACTGTGTACTCTGTACCATCTCCCCCTGTTTTTAATTTCCCTTCTAAGTGCCAGTTACACCCACTTTGTGCTTTCTTCCATTCAGGTAAGTGGTCACTTGCTCCTTGATACATAAAAGGACATCTCTCTGCTAAGACATTTCTTGCTGGTAGAGTCACTCCTTGTATATCAAATGGTGCAACTAATTCAAAACTTACAGCTGCTTTGGATCTTGCTTTAATTCTATCTATTATCCATATAGACCTTGGAAATTCTATGGGAGGACTTGCATCTCCTGTTTCTCCATATAAATACTTTTTAAGAGTTAGTCTTCTAATTACTCTTAACCCAATTAACTCATGATAATCAAAGCCTACCGCGTCACTAAGAGCGCTTGTTATATTTGCCATAGTAATTGAAGGTCTAGCAATAGCTCCATCATTCTTTAATTCAAATCCATCTGCCTTTACAGGAATAGGAATATACGTACGAACAGTAGAATTATCAGTAAAATCTCTCATTCTAAGAGAGGTAGATTCATCGTCATCTATTCCGCTAGTAAAATATGCAAAGTTATCCTTTACAAATTCAAGTTCATAAAGCTGTACCAGTGCTGAGCCTGGGTCTAACTTCTGTAAATCCTTTACTATTATCTTTTCAGACATTATGCTTCGTATACTCTCCTAAAAGTGCAACTTAGGGAATAGTATTCTTCGTACTCCCAAGTCTGTTGCCAGTCATCACAAATAACTTTTACTGTTTTTTCTCCACCACTTTCATTACTATCTGCATAAGTATAATTAAAAGGAGTTACTCCTCCTTTGAGTTCAAAAAAGTCTGCTATATCATCTATATCTGCTTTTGTTCTTGTTGCAAAATTTATTGAAAATTCTTGTTGTAAATTATTTATACCATTAGCTATTCTTTGTTCATAGCCATCTCCAAATTCTGTTTTAAATATCTTTGGAGTATTCTTTCTAGTAAAACCTTTGTCTGGTCTGAATGTTACACTTCCGTTGCTAAATCCTATTGCCATATTATCCTGCTAGTAGCCCTCCTGGTCTTTGTTGTTTGCTTATTTCTTCTAGTACAGCCATATTGACTGCTTGTGCAAATTCTTTTCCTGTTTCTTCATCCGAAGTAGTATTTGAACTGCCGTCTGCCATGTTTACATTGATTGTTGTATTCACAGGTCCGTTGTTTTTTCCTTTCATTTCTACAGGTATGCTTCTATTGTTTGGAAGAGGTACTACTGCTTCTTTACCATGTAGTATTGCTCCGTAACCTGAATTTGGCCCATCTGAAACACCTCCACCTGAGAAAGATTTATAGCCTCCGCTCAGTACTCCACCATCTCTAGTAACCGGTGTTGCTCCTGTAAAGAATTTTCCTATAGTACCTAATAGAGTTCCGCCGCCTTGTTCTATAGCCATTTTTGCTCTTTCATAGGCAACAATCATTAATTGAATCTGAGCAACTTTTGCCATTATTTTTGCTGTCTTTTCTTCGTTTCCTGTTAAAGCTCCCATCATTCCTATAACACCAGAGAACTGGTTTAAGTTTTTAGAAAACTTGTCCATAGGATCTTCTTTTTCAGTTTTTGATCCAGTGCCATAATTATCTGAAAATATATCTTCTCCATCAGGAAACATACTATTCCAGTCTGACTCACCTTGTGAGATGTTTTGTGATTTTAATGTATTATCTATTCCTAATATTTTTTTAGTATTTCCGTCTATTATATTTGTAGAGCCATCTATGGCTGCTTCTAATGATTTGGATTTATCACTTAATTCATTTAGTTTATACGCTCTTTCGGTTACTCCAGTTAAATAATCTTTATCATATTGGTCAAATTTACTAACAAGTAATCTCTGTAATGTTTCTTCTGCCTCTTTTAAAGCTAACTCATGCCCGAACATATCATTTGATCCGCCAGTTGCACCAGACACCATCCTTAATGCACGCTCTTGCTTTACTTTATCTTTACTTTCTTGGCTAAATCTCTGTGACAGAAGGTCTTGTGCTGCGCGCAGTTCTTCTCTTTCAGCGCTACTTAATACGTTAGTTGTTATGTTATTTAATCTATCTGTAGAATAACTACCAGTTTTCATAAAGTCCTTTGTTTTACCCAAAGTATCACTAGCTGCTAACGGTTTCATCTTGCTGTCTATTACGCCTTTTTGTTTTGCCAGATTAGCTTTTCTTTTTGCTTCTGTCTCATTATTTGCTGATAGAATTAATCTTTGTATAGTGTACATATCGGAAGTAAATTGATTTGTTGCTGCATTAATACTATTCTTATGACTAAATCCACCATCTTCTATAGCTGTTTGTATTAGTTCAGCATGCTTTGCTGCTCCATCTCTTATTTCGTCTTCAATTGTTTTTGCTGTTGGAAGTATAGCACCTAGTGTATCGTCTATGAACTGCTCCGATAACATTCCACCTATTGCGTCAGTTATAACATTAGTAAAGTTTTTACCAATATTTTCAAACTGTGAAGAGTCTCCTCTCATAGCCGCTCCAATAGATTTACCTAAATCTGCTTCTAAATTTTTATATACTGTATTGTATGTCTCGAACATTAAGTTAGCTCTTTTTTGCTCTAGTAGGAACATTCCTTGTGCGGATTCTACCATTTTTAACTGTACAGCTTGTTGTTGTTTTAATGCGTCTAGTTTTTTCTCGTCTCTTTCAGTCATCATCTGTAGATTAATCATATCTAGCTTATGTATTTCCTGTCCTACTTTTAATCTTTTTTCTTCTACTTTTAATTGTTTGTCTCTTGTGGTTCCACCTGCTAAAGAATTGAAAGCTTTGCTGAATTTAACAGAAGACATTTGTTTTTGTAAGTCTACTGCTTGTTTCTGAAAGTGAGTATAAATCTTTATTTTATTTGTTTCGGAAACTAGCTGTGACTCATAATCTTCTCCTGCCTTATTTAATTCTTTGTACTGTTGTACATTTGATTGCATTAAAGCTAGCATATCTTGATAAGGAACTTTTGGTAAAGCTTGAGTAAGTCTGTTTTGTTGCTTAACCATTTCTTTTGAATTATTCGTTAAAGCTTTAAGAGCGCTTCCAACACCAGATACTTTGTCTCTTAGTTCAAAGAATTTTGCTTGTAATTCAGGGGTCATTTTACCTGTTTTACCCAGTTCTTCACGTAACTGGTTAAATTCTGGGTTAAGCCTACCTAGGTTTCTTAAGGTTAAGTCAAACTCATCCCTTAGTTCATTAAATTTATCTCGATCTATATCAGCTATATTACCTAGTACCATTAAGTCTTTAGTAAACTTATTGAAGTCAACACTTTGTATTGCTTCAAAAGTATGAAGCATAGTTTCTTCTCCAGTTCTAATTAAACCATCTTGTCGAACCTGTGTCATTCTTAATAGTTCTTCATTCAAAGTTTTTAGTGAACCAACACTTGCGTCAACTTTTTCAGTATACTTTTCTTGTGTCTTGATTGCGTCTTTATTTAAATATTGCGTTATAGCTTTTAAAGCTAAAATTGCACCACCTATAACAGCAGCCCAGCCCATTGCTCCTGATATAAACATCCCTGCTTTACCTGCATAAACAGAAATTGCTGAAAATACTGCTCTAGCTCTCATTTTGTATGTATGTAGTACAACTTGTGCCTTGGCAAAGTGTGACTGTACTTGCAGTGTCATTTTACTATATGCAGTTTGATGTTCACGAGTCATCGCGAGAAGAGTCTTTTTATGCATTGCAAGTTTCTTAGCGTTCATGTTTTTGAACATGCCAATTTCTTTAGTATGTTGTGAGTGTAGGTTTGAAATTTGTGCTTTAGTTAATGTTTTACCTTGTGCTATTGCTGCACCAGCTTTACCGCCTTTTCCTAGTCTGTCTGCTCCCATTTTTCTTGCGAATTTATTTTGAGAGGGGCTTGTACTTCCTGCTGCCTTTACTTTAGCTCCTAGTTCAGTTTCTTTTTGTTTTAGTACTTCTATCTCAGCTATTCTGGCTTTTGCTGCTGCTGCTTGAGTCATTCTTAAATCATTCGTACTAGGGATTAAACTTTTGAGAATTGAAGATACAAATAAACCCATTGCAATTCCTGCGTTCATTGTATTGGCTGCTATAAAACTTGCCATAGGTTCTACAACTGTTGCTATCATAGGTCTAAATTTATTTAGTAATTCGTCGAAAGCGATACCTACTTGTGATAAAGCATTCGCAGTAGGATCCATGATTTCATTAATTTTTCCAAACTTTTCTTCTGCTTGTCCAAGTACTTCGTTTACAACTGCTTGTGATTTTTGATATATTGAAAGCTGGTTTTTATTTAGACCTAGTGCGGCTGCATATTTTGTCGATGCCTCTTCTAGTCTTAATATAATACCTAATTCGTCTAATAGTTCTGGTTCTGCTTTAGTAACACCTCTTACTAATCTGTTGAATGAGTCTGTCACATCTCGACCGAGTGCAACTGAAACTGTAAATGCGGCTTCTGATAGTTCTCTTAATTGTCCTGAAGAAAGTCCCGCTGCTCTACCAATAGCTGCGGCTTGTGATGCTTCTGCGAAACTTACCATTCCTCTAGTAGCTGCCTGAATGTCTTTTGCTAAAGATTTATACGCTATACCTGTTGAAGCTGCGAAAGCTTGTTGTCCTTCTGTTAATACACGAAAGTCAGCAGCACCTTTTAGGAATCTAAAGGCTGCATCAAGGGCAAATAAGTTAGCGGCTAAAGTAGCGTAGGCAGGAACAAGTCCCCCTGTGATACCTTGGGACATTTTAGAAAAGTTTTTAGTTGAATTTGAAGATGCCTGTGCAGCACCTTTTAAACTACGGTCTGCAGATTGTGCTGACTTTCTTGTCTTATCTAAGGAGCCTGATGCTTTATTTTGGTCTTGTACAAATTTACCAAGACCTTCTATAAGCATCTTAAGACTTACTTCATGTTGTTGATTTTTCCCAGCCATTATTTACCTGCTTCTTGCTTTTGCTTTTGCTGATAGTTCAGCTTGCTTCTGTGAGTCTTTGACTCGTTTATTTATAGCGTTTGAATTTTCATTTTCTATATGAGCTAAAAAGTAGACGACTGTGCGTTTGTCCTCGATATCGAATGTCTCTAAGTAAGTACCTATAGGAGCAAAATCTTTGCCCATATACACTCCACTAGTACCGTCCCATCTGTCCGTTAATATGCTATGTAGCATAAATGATTGTTGGACCTCTAAAGGATAGTTACCCATCTCTGGAGGCATCTTATCAGGATCAGGATCTTGATTTAGTTGCTCGCAGATTGCAAGGTATTTATCTAAATCAATATCCTCAGAAAATTGTTTTTTAATTAGCCCAAGTATTCTAGTTACTTGGTCTTGGTAAAATTTTCCAGTTCTCCGACAGTTTCACTTACCCACTCATCGAAATCACTAGAGTTCTTCATAAGTAACTCTGCATTTTCGTTGTTCCACACTAAAGTGTCTTCTGGGTCTACTTCGCTAATATCTACTAATAGAAGCTCTTCTAAGTAATTATATTTTAAGCCTTTCCAGCCTTTTATGATTGCTTTGCAGTATTCAGTTAAGAATTTATCATTATCAAGCTGTTCTTCGTATGCCCTAGTCTTTTTGTTGAACTTTTGTGATACACTTTTATTTCTAAGTTTTAGCAATTCTTCTCTTGCTAAATAAGTAAGTTTTACAGTAAATCCCTCTAATCCTGGGAAATCTACTTCTACTGTCTTGCTTGGAGTTAACAAACTCTTAAGCGATACTACTGGTGTTTTATTTTCTGTTGTCATTTGTTTATTCCTATTAAAAAAATGTATGGGGAAATGACTCCCCATACACTCAGTTTGTTATTAAGCTCCTACGTAAGTAACTGATACTTCGTTGGTAGCGTCCGCTGCTGTTGCTGATGATAAGTCTGTTGGTAAACCATGGAAGGCTACATCTACAGATATTACATCTGATAAATCATGGGCAGGTAACTCTAAGTGAGCTTTTGGCAATGTAACTGCAACTCGAGGAGTATTACTACCACCACCGATATTGAATGTCATTGCAAAAGCGTTAGTGATTACGCCTCTTGATTCTTGAAGTTTCTCAAATAAGTCTAAAGACCCATTTGCCACATCATTTAGATAACAAGTGAAATTACCTGAAACTGATCTTGTACCTGTAACATGACCTAATGGTAAGTTTACTTGTCCGATTGTTTCTGGTGTTAAGTAAGTATTGTTATTCTCTATAGTGATGTTTCCACCTGTTAGAGTAACTGCAAAGGTTGTGTCGGAAGCTCCTAAACTACCTAATGTACCTGAACTTGCACTTGCATCATAGACTAGTGATAAGTCTGTTAATTTTTGTCTAATGAAGTTTGAAGTCGTGTCTACTCCTTCTCTGATTAAACCTTTTGCTGTAGCTCCTGAAGCTTCAGTATTTAAAGAAGCCGCTTCTTCAATTGTTTTGCCGTTTCCAGACCAACCGATTTGTGCGATTCCTTCAATATCAAAGTCAATTGAAGCCGAGCCTACTGAACAATCTGCTAATTTGTAAATTGTTACTCCGTCAGTACCTGTAGTATATAGTGCGCTAGTTGAATCCTTTGCTGCTCCTAGAACAAAGTACATATTGAAAGATCCAACTTGTACATTGTTTGAGTTTGCAAAATCAAAGATTTGACTATTTGTTCCACCGAAAGCGTCTCCGCCACAAGCTTTATCATAGTCTGTTGCACTCATTGCTGCCCATAAAGGGCCTTCTACTGCAAAATGTTTTGCTGCATCGGCATGGTCGCCTGATACATATTTTGCGTTACTACCTGACTTTGTAGGTCTCATGTAAGTGTTAAAACTCCATTCTGCTGGTGCAAAAGAGTCGGTGAACATTGCTCTACCTCTCTTACTGTAACCAGCGGATGTTGCCGCTTCACTTAATGTTATTTCTGAAGTATTTGTAGCTTGGCTGAAAGAAAACCCATCTAGTACAGGTATCTCATAAAGAGCTGTGTTTCCAGATGTTCCGTCTTCTGACCATTCCATAAATACTTTGGTATCTCTACTAAAGAAAAATGCCATTTTATATATCTCCGTTAATATCGAATCTCTACGGTAATTTCTCCAACACCGAGAGGTTCTAATACACCTTCATCTGTATCTACAGTTAAGATTGAAGTCTGTACTGTAGACTGAGATGTTCCTGTTGAATCTGTGTAAGTTAATGGATCATTATCCTCTAACACAGTTTCTACATCTTCTAACAATTCTTCGAGTGCTTCAATGACATCATTGTCATCTGACACATAACATCGAACTGTTATTCTTAAAAATCTAAATCGAAAGCCACCGCCATCGTATTCTCTTGTTTCGCCCCCTGCTCCTATATGGATAGTAGGGAACTCATTCACTTCGTCCCAAAATTTCAGTCTGCGCTCTACTTTACTAACAGAAGTTCTCATTGGAGGGCTTCCGTTTATCTGCGTTTCTAACGCTACTGCTAAGGCTTCGACTATGGCTCTACGACGCGACGAATATCTTCTTGCTTGTGTTGAGTCCATTATACTCTCCTTACTTTGAGGAACTTATCTCCTATTATACTTTGTGCTATTGCTCTAACACT